TATAATCTAAAAATTCCATCAACTCTTTACCATATTTACCCAATCTTTCTTTTAGAGATTCCATAACAGCACCCATTTTTTTATTGTAGGTTCTGGATGGATTCAATAAAGATTGAATATAGATTTTGCGACCTTCTTCAGATCTATAGATTTCCATTTCTGGAGAATCTATTTCATTAATCTTAAACATCGTAAAATGCTGAGAAGGGATAATACGGTTATCGCCTTTTGTTGTAATACGATATAAGTTTTCGGCAGAATATTCTTTAATAATAAATCCTTTTTCAGGTGCCATCCAGCCAATCATGTCTTTGAAGCTCAATTGTGTGTAAATCATTTTATATACCTCCTATAAAATTAAACTATAATTGCTTTTAATCGATTTGCTTTATGAATAAGATTATTATACGAAACTACAGCTTCGTTTCTCTTATCTACAGCATCTTTTAAAAGTTCCTCTAACTCTTTTTCAGAGTTATTGAGTTTTCGCATAATTAGATTGTAAATATCTAAATCCAATTCCTTAGCTTGATATTGCTTTTCAGCCATATCTCTAGTTTCATCCAATGAATTTAGATTGTCCTTAATTCGTTGAATTTGATCATCGAATGCTTCTACAAACATATTACGATGCTCTTCACCTTGTTCAATAAATGCATCAATACGTCCTGCAATAAAAATTTGTTCGTTGTTCATTTTAAATTCCTCCTATAAATGAAAAAAGATTAAAACCTTAAACAAAATAATTTTATGAAGATACAATCTCTTCATAATTATAGTATATAATTATACAAAAATTTGCAGAGAGGAAATTAATCCTCTCTGCTTTATTCTAATCTAAATGCAATGTCTTTATATTCAAGTGCAATATATGTATGAGTTGTGGCATTATCATGTACTTTTTTAAATACCATTCTCATATTATATTTATTTCTAAGCACATTAATAACTTCTGTCTCTGATTCATTATCTGTTACTAAACATTTTACAGCATCTAAAGCTATCTTAACTTCCTCTTTCATACTAGAGTTATAAGCATTTATAACTTTCTTAGCTATAATATCTGCAGTAACTTCAGCTTCTAAACCTGTTAGCATATAAACCTCTTAAAACTGTAGAATATTTGTATGAGTTATATTCTTACTATCCATTTTACTAATACCAAGCTCTTCTAATGGGAAGTTTCTTAGATTGGATTGAATGATATCAGTATAGTTGATGAATGGAATTATCCAGTCTGGGATATCTATATTAGATGGAATTGCTATAGAAGTAATACCAGATTTATAGTTAGGATCTTTTAATAACTCATTAGCTCTCATACAATGCTCTGGATAATCTTTGGCTATCTCATTTACATTCTTAGAAGTAAGATTAGTTTTGATAATCAATACACTATTACGTTCTTCTAGATTAATACCTTCTTCGGATCTATCTTTGATAGTATTATAAGCATAAGCAGCTTTGATACCTTGAACAGCCATTGGATTTTTATAGAAGTTCATAGACTTAATACGAGCAGGTTTGTGGAAGTCTTTACTTTTATTCTTTAGAGATTCATAAATCTCTTTTTCTAAAACTGTAAACTTCTTAACAAGGTCTATTTGATCGATAAATGAATTTCTTAATACATCATATTCTAGAATTTGTTCCAATCTTCTAGCAGTAGACTCTGGAGTACCAACCTTACTCATTGGCATACCTTTGATATCCATTTGCTTATCTTCTGGAATTAGATTACCTTCTTGAACCAATTGAAGAGTAGAATAGTTCTTTTTACCTTTTGTAAGTAATAAGGATTTAAATAAGAACTCATTCTTCATGATCAATAAGCAACTTCTATCTTCTGCATAAGTATTATAGTTTTCACTAAATAGAATCATGTAATCCAAGATAAGTTGGCTTACTACATAAGACATGATATCTACAATACTATATCTTAGAGAATCTTCTTCTATAACAACTAAAGGATATTTCTTTCTCTTAGCTTCTACAAGTTTATTATTATAGAAATCATAATCATATTTAGGTTCGTTTTCTTTATATTGTAAAACAACTTTATCAGACTCTTCATCTATTTGAGCTTGAGTATATTTGATCTTCATAGGAATGCCAATAGTATATTTCAATACAAATCGATACCATTCATCTAGAGATATAATACAAGAATCTGTATCTGTAATCAATACAATATCACGTTGCATTTCATATACTCTTGGAAGTTTATCTATAAACATATGACGATAATAGATATATTCAAATACTAAATCTTTGAATAGTCTAAGTTCATAATCTATAGTCTCTGGAACTTTATTCGGATCAAGATATGGTTCTTCCATCTTAGTAAGCATTCTAAGAATTAGATTAATAACTCTTTGGTTCTCACAAAACTTATATAAGTTGTTCTTATAATATAAGATATTAATACATCTTTGATTTAGATTACAGATGGTATTCCAAATAGCTTCTCTAGCTTCTTCTGATGGAATCCAATTCTTTGTACCACAAATTTCCATAATACGAATATAGCATTCCTCTATTGTAATATTTCTATCCAATACATCACAATCATTGAACTTACTGAATCTTTCTTCTTTCTGATCATTTACAATATTTTCAATATATTGTAATACTTCAGTAAGAGATTCAAATCTCATATTATTCCCAAGTAATCCCTCAAACATTGTTATTGATGCAGAAATACATCCACGACCTTGTCCAGTTATCGCGGTACACAGATAAAGGTTGTAAAATATACTACTATACTGACCAGAACAACCATACAATGCATTGGCAGATACTTTATAATTCAACTGTTTAAGATTCCATGCATTAAACTGTTCAGATCCTTTAGGATACTTCTTCATTTCCTTTTTAGCTTCATCGCGTTTATCTGCTAGATATTGAATGAAGTTATAGAACGGATTCTTTACAGATCCATGTTTACCAAACAATACACCTTCTGTGGTCATTATGGCTTTACCACCCAAAAGGTCATTTGCTAATTTCATGAAGTCCATTTCTACTTCTGTCTTTGTATAGTTATTATGCAATCTGGCTGTACCAGCTTTGTATCGTTTTTGAATACTATAATCTATAGCTTCTAATATCTCCATTCTAGTTAATTTAGGACACGTTCTTTCTAGAATATGGAGCATAGTTTCTTTATATTTTTGAATAGTTATACCTGTCGGTAATTGTTTATTTTGCATCTTATCCTCCTATTAAACCTGTAATAAGGTGTTTAATCTATACTACATTTTAATAGTATATAACTAGATTACCGTTTATTATTTCTTTGAGAAGAGGAACATATTGGTAAACTCCTGTGCGAGCACATATATCGCACACAATTCAGAGTTATAACTCAATTTTTATTTAAAATTTACTATCCTAGGAGGTAAAGAATTATGTTGTTCGATAAAAGCGAAGGATTCATGATGAATGAATCTCACGAACCTGTAGTTGAATCCCAAGGTGCTGGTATTGTTGATCAAGACGCATTATTGGAAAATATGTTGATTGACCAAATGAACCGTATGACTGACGAAGAATTCCAAGCATATACTGAATCCGCTGATTTCCAAAACTTAGTTGAAGCTGGTGTATTGGGTCGTCGTTCCGTAGTTAAAATGACTCGTAAAGATGACTTGAACCGTCGTATCCATTTGGCTTCTATCCAAATGGCTCGTGAACAAGGCGATGCTGACTGGGAAGCTCTTCGTAAAAACCGTGTTAACGAACGTCGTTTATTGAAAAAGATCTACACTAAATATTCCAACCGTGTACGTCGTGATGCAATGCAATCCCAAAAACGTCTTATCAAATTGACTCCAGACGCTTTCAACTTCAATAAAATTGGTCGTTAATCTTTAACGATTTTCATCTCCAAATTAACTTTAAAAATATCTAATAGACTACGGATTTATTTCCGTAGTCTCCCTTTTTGTCTCAATATTTATTTTGAATATACACTATAAAAGTGGTAGTAGATTTGTACAATCTCCTCTACAACCTTATAAGGTTAAAAAGTGATAAATTTAAGGAGGACAAAATGCAAGAACAATCCGTTAGTAATCTTACCAATTATTATATCTATGCAGAATTGGTAAAACAAGGGAAGATGAAAGTTGATACTCGTGTCATAACGAAGGACAACTGGGATCACCATTTTAATGGTGTAATGAATATTTTGAGAGACGGCATAGAAACAGAAAAAGTACAAAATTATTTTATAGAGCCATTCTTTGAAGGCAATCAAAACCTATCGGTCGAACTAAACATCATGGATTATTTATTGAATCTCATGATGTGGTTCCCGATAGTGTATATTGAAAAGGGTATTGAACCACGTCATTTATTTTTTGAAAAGTTCACTACAGCAGACGCTATCAAAGCATACATCGATAAAAATATAATCGATCCTAATAAGATCTATATTGAAAACAAAGCATTGAATAATGCTATTGCGGATACAGTATTTCATTTCTCTTATATTGATGAATTTTCTTTGTTCTTAGCAAATACATTGAACTTAGAAGATGATATTGATATCATGCAAAAGAGCCAAGAATACTTTAACTTACTTCATGCAGATCTTAGTAACGTTCCTATTGGTGAAGTAAAAGATAAAGGTATGGAATTGGTTCATGATGCTATCGATAATTACATTATGAGATCTAATGAAATCGTTGGGTATGATCATTGTCTAAAATATGCATTTGGTGCTCAAGAAGGTATCAATATTAGACAGTATAAAGAAAACAATATCAATATTGGTACAAAGCCAGATGGTCAAGGTTCTATCTATCATGATATTATTAATAGATCTTATATCAATGGTGGTTTAAATACTTTAGTAGCCCAATACATTGATAATGGTGCATCTCGTGTAGCACAAATTATCTCTAAGAAGAACGTAGGGGAATCTGGTGGCTTCTCTCGTATCCTTGGTTTAAATAGCATGGATACTCATCTCCATCCAGATCCTGTTTATGATTGTGGAACTAAAAACTTTGTTCATATTACAGTTAAGAGTCCTAAGCATCTTAAAATGCTTACAGATAGATATTATAGATTTGAACGTTATGGCATTGAATTAAAAATAAGAAAAGAAGATAAGCACTTAATAGGCCAACAAATTTGGTTAAGAAGTCCTATTACTTGTAAATCTCATGCAGAAGGACATGGGGTTTGTTATAAATGCTATGGTGATTTAGCATATACAAATAGAGATATTTCTATTGGTCGTATTGCTACAGAAATCATTACTGCACAATATACTCAAAAACGCTTATCTGCAAAACATTTGCTAGAAACAGTTATTAAGATTATCAAATGGATCCCTCAATTTAACGACTTCTTTGAAGTTATTAACGTAAATGAGATTTCCTTAAAAGAAGACATCTTCAAGAATAAACAAATGTCTGGTTGGAAATTAAGAATCAAGACACAAGATATTCAATTAGAGAATGATGATGAGTTCTTCAAACATAGAACCTTCTCTGATGATATGCATGCATCTGAAGATGAAGGTCCTTTCATTGATCAATTTATTAATAGCTTTGAAGTCATCACTCCTGATGATGAAGTATTTGTTAGAATCACTGCAGTTGCAGAAGATGGATCTCCTATTGATGAGAAGTTATATATCTCTAATAAACTAGCTAGTATGATTTCTAAAGCAATAGAAGATGAAGATATTGTAATTGATAATGTTGATATCGATATTCCTCTTAATGAATTACAAGATACAGAGTTATTCTTATTAAAGATTCAAAATAATGATTTAGGTAAATCTCTTGATATCTTTACAGATACTATTAATAAGAAAGCTGTTACTAAGTCTTATGATAAAGATACAATTGTAGAAGCATTACAAGATGCGGCTATCCAAGGTAGTGTAAAATGTCAATCTATACACTTAGAAACAATTATGGCTGCTCAGATTTGTGCGGATACGAGCAGATTAGAGATGCCCGATTGGTCGAATCCCGACGCTAAGTATGAGATCTTAACCCTCAATGAGGCATTGACCGATAATAAGTCTGTAATCGTATCTTTGGATTATCAAAAGCTTGCTAAGGCATTATACTATCCATTGAATAAGAAAAAGAATGCTCCTAGTATTCTTGATCCATTCTTCATGGATAAACCTAAAAAGTTCCTTAATGCTCAACATGAAGTATGGGCTGAGGTTAATAAGCCTAAGATTAAGAAAGGTGAATGCCCTGTGGCATTTAATCATGATCATAGAGGCAAGAAAGCTCCTAGAGATGTAAAAGCATTCCTAGCTCCATTCAGAAATGAAGAAAAGACTGAATTGGACTAAATATATGGTAAAATATCTGTGATACCAAATGATGGGGTAGGGATTTATTTCCCTACCCATATTCTTTTTTGTAAAACTCCGTTATTTCAGTTGTATACTATAGTAGTGAATAGAAGCCAGTGAGAGTCTATTCATATATTTATTTTGCCATATTAAAATGAAAGGAAGGCAATTATTATGAAATTACAAATTAAATTCACAAACAAAGAGGCAGAAGTTTTGAGCATGGTTGCAAGAAAATACGACTTCATGGGTAAATTTAATCATGAAAAATTATCCAAAAAATACCACGAAGGAAATGAAGCTGGCAGTTTCACTTACTCTGGTATGAAGTCTGAAGGTACTACAATTGAATTCGAATCCCACGAAAAATTGCTCTTAGCAGCTGGTCGCGTATATCTTAAATACGCTGATACTGTTAATGGCATTCTTTGCGGCATCAAGTCTGTTGTCATGTCATGTAAGTCTCTCTTCAAGAACTTTGAAGCAGACTACAAGAAAGAGCTTAATAGCGCTTTCGACGAAATCAAGACAGAAGTAAAAATGAAAGCCGAAGCAAAAAAAGCGGAAGAAAAAATCCGCAAAGAAATTCGTGAAAAAGCTGAAGAAGATTTGTTCAAACGTAAATTTGACAGAATCAGAAAAATCGAAAAAGAAACAGAAGCAGACGATGACGAATTATATTAATCATTAGAGTCTCTTCAAAAAAATAAAGGTGGATCAATTCCTGGCGGTTAATATCCGCCTTTATTTTTTTTTGTTTTTAAAGGTATTTTTCTGGGTTACTGAGAGTAAAATACTCTCTAGTCAAATAAATGACTAGAGATGAGATGGTATTATTTTTTATAAGTATATAGGTATAAGTAGTATAGTTATCGTTATTTTTAGGTATTATAATGAAAAAGTTTGTCCATAACAGTGTGCAGATTATAGACGGTCCTAAGAGCAGTAAGAAAACTCTTTAAGGAGGTATTTCACTTTTAAGGAGAGTAACAAGTTAAAAGTTAAATATCTAACAAAGGCTTTTATATTTGTTAAACAAAGGACAATAATACCATCTCACCTAAATGTCAAATAAAATTCTGTTATAATTATATACTATAACTATGAGAACTTATTTAAGAAGAGAAGATTTTATTTTAATAGGAGGAAATAAAATGTTTAATTATGCTGTGTTCGACGATAGGGGAATACTAATAAGCGATGAAGTATGTGATGTTAATGAAATGGCAGAGCTTATTCAATATAGGCTATTATCTGAAGCAACAAATATGGAATATCGTTTCGAAGGTGATGAAAAATGTAATCTAGAAATATGGTTAACTAGTTTATGTAATTTTGTTGGTCAAGTATTGATAGATGGCTGTATGAAACAGTATAGAGATCTAACTCTATTAGATTCTATTTCATATGAAACAAATGATGGTAAAGAATTAATTAAGCTAATATCCAAACCAGAATTTTTTAAATTCTTTGAAACTAAATGGCCTTGTTTCTATAGAATAATAGATAAACTCTTATCTGAAGAATCTAAAGAATTAGAAAACTATATATGGTCTGAGATGATGTTCAAAAAGAAAAGTAAATACAAAAGGCCTAAAGACGCAATATATGAATATATGAAATATTGGTTAGAATTAGTATATGGGGAAGAAGTAAAAAGATTCTGGATTCCAGATATTAGAATAGTAAAGGGGTAATTAAAATTGATTTATAAGGAAATAATAGATGGTAGAGTTGGTAATGCAAAAGCTACTGATGTAAGAAGCTTCTATCAACTTATTATTCCATCTATACATAGAGCTTTTGAAAAAGCTAAAGAATACACTTCTAATGATAGAAATGATCCTCATGATCATATTAACACACTTAAACACAGAAGACGTGGTGATGAGGCTTATTTTAGAATAGCATTAGAGATATATGAAATTCTTGCATTAGAGAAACCGCTTCCTAATGGAATGGCGTTCACTGAAATGACTATTAGCTCTTCTGAAAGGGATTATATCCTAAGTAGGGCTTGTAAGGAAATCGTTAAATTAGATTTCCAAAAAATGAAATTGGCATTTAATCTAGTGCCAAAATTTAGATGTTATTTTGTATTTGGAGATGAGGAAGAATATGTTTAATTTCTTTTGTGAAAAACAATCTATGGCATTATCTGCAAAAGGGCTATTATGTGAGCTAGACCATGTATTTAAAGTAAATACAAAAGTCACAGATACCTTTTACAATAATGCTAAACTATTACATCAAATTATTTATAATCACCGTTTTGTATTTATTGATACAAATGGTAAAGAAGTAACTTATACTAAAATCTCTCTTACTGCTGAAGATAAGAAAGAGTTTATCAAGTTGGTAGCTAAGAAGTTAGATCTTGATAGACAAAAACTTATCCTTGCATTAGAGATTCATCATAGAACTATAAAAGAAGTTGAAAAAGCTATTATGTCTTCTATGGTGTAAAATAAAAGAAGGTGGATTAAATTCCTCCTTCTTTTTTTATTCATAAACTTAGTTGTATACTATAAATATGAGAAATGAGACGATATAGTAATCTAAGTTTAAGGAGAATATTATAATGAATAATTCAAATAGTAAAATAGAAATGCGTCATACTACAACCATTATCCATGATTACACACCTGGTGATAATGAGTTTATAGAACGTAAGTTTGCAGTATTTAATAAAGTATGCCATAGATTAGAACCAAAAGGTATGTATTATGATGCCGAAAATAAAGATCTTTATTTGCCATCTGGTATGGAGCAATATTATATTGAGAGATCTTTTGGTAGAGACATCTTCCACAAAGTGTGCCCAGATAAATATGCTATGGTCAAAGGGGTTAAATTAAAATATACTCCTAGAGATGAGAAACAAAAAGAGGCTATTAAATTCTGTTTAGGAATGCCTCCATATGAAAGAAATGAAAGAGCTGCTCAATTACAAGTAAATTTAAATACAGGTGTTGGTAAGACATATGTAGCTATAGTAACCTTTGCATATCTTTCTATGAGAACTATGATGATCACATCTTCATTAGATTGGATTGATCAATGGAGAGAAAAGATTAAAGAATATACTAATCTTAGAGATGATGAAATCTATACGATAGCTGGTGTTAGTTCTATAGCTAAACTAATCAATGGTATGAAAGATGTATCTAAGATTAAGTTCTTCTTATGCTCTCATAGTACTATCAAATCTTTTGCTAAGAAATATGGCTGGAATATGGTATCCGCTTTATTTAAAAGATTGGAAGTAGGAGTTAAGATATATGATGAAGCCCACTTATGGTTTGATAATATCTGTATGATAGACTTCTTTACAGATGTAGCAAAGACCTATTACCTAACAGCCACTCCTATCCAATCAGATTTCTTTAATAATAGAATTTATCAAACTGCTTTTAAGACAGTTCCTTCTATTGACTTATTTGATGAAGATAAAGATCCACATACAAGTTATATATCCATGCTATTTAATTCCCATCCTAAACCAACAGATATATCTGCTTGTACTAATAGATATGGATTCGATAGGATTAAATATACAGAATATCTTACATTCCAAGAGAATTATTATAAGATACTAAAGATCTTATTAGTTATGATAGAACAAACTGTATCTCCTCAGGGAAAGGTTTTAATTTATATAGGAACTAATTATGCTATAATGAGAACATATTACTGGATAAAATACTATTATCCTCATCTTAGTGTAGGATTATTCTCATCTCTATCTCCAAAAGAATTAAAGAATAGAGAGCTTAATAATAGAATAATTCTTACAACTACAAAGTCTGCAGGAGCTGCTTTAGATATCCAGGGATTAGAACTTACTATAGTTCTTAATGAACCATTCAAATCTCCTGTATTGACTAAACAAACATTTGGTAGAACTAGAGCTCATAATACTAGATATATAGATATAGTAGATGTGGGATTCTCTACATTAAAGCATTATTATGCTTCTAAGAAACCTTTGTTTAAAAAGATAGCAACTGATTGTGTTGAGATCCAATTATCTGATTATGATATAAATCAAAAGTTATTAGAGATTGAAAGAGAAGAAAGAAGAAGACTTCAACTCATTCAAGATAGACCTAATTTAAAACAAGTTGTTGAATTGACACAAAAAGCAGGAGAAGGGAATTAATCCCTTCTCCAAAACTTTTTGTGCAGTAAAAATTGAAAAGTTTGTAGTAGTAGTACGAATTACTTTCAGGGTTTGTAATTCTTTTTTGATATAGTAGTTTTTGCGATATAAATACTATATCTCTATACTTTACTTTTACAGTAGAAATAATATATTTTAAGTACGGTTTTCTATATTCTTTTTTATGAAATAACATTAACAATATTTCAAGCGGTAACTTTATCACTTGAAATCATCAGATAATTGAAATATATCTATATTAAGAATAGAAAAAATATCTTCTTTATAACCAAGCATCACAAGTTAAGCTAGTTTTCTTCCACTTGCGTATTATATAAAATTTTAGACGTATTTTTATTATACTCTTTATTGTTATCTATTACTTGGGGCAATGAGAATACTATTAAAACTTATTAGCTAACTATCCCTGCGTTTTTATGTAACAAGTTTTTATTTCGTGACAAAATATTTATTAAATATTTAATACCATTTCTCTATAATGGGATTTTGATTATATCAAAGATATATGAAAAAGCTAGTCGTGTGATATAAAATACTTACAGAGGATATAGTGTAGATTCAATTGTAGTAATTGCATTGGAAAAGTAAAAGGTTTGAAAAAATGCTAATCTTTACAATCTATCTAAGTTGAAGTAAGACGTCCTGAAGAGATGAATTAATATTTTAAATTACCTTAAGTATCGATAATCAATAACAAAGGTCATAATGTATTTAACTTTTCTGATTTTCAGATGATAAGAATAAAAATAAATATTAACTCACTTTAAAGGTTTATTTTAATATAACACTATCTTTTTGTAATCGAGAAACTAGCTTTCTCATTATTAATTAGTTAAAAGGATCATTTAGAACTAATACTGGCCTCCACCCATATCGGCTCCACCTTCTGCTCCACCACCATAAGGTTTAGCAGCAGCTGTTTTAGCCTTAGCTTTATCAGCCATTTCATTAATCTTATCCATTGGTAAGAATGAATCATAATAGTATTCCATAAGCAAAGATGTGAATGCTAATTTTTCTTGTTCATTTTGAGTAGTACCAAACTTCATTTGAACAATGTTTTGAATCAATTCTTGAGACATAGATAAGATTTGAGAAGTATTAGTAAAGTTCAACATGATTGGAGGTGGAAGTTCTACTTTAATAATAGAATTCGTATTGTATTCATATTGATAGAGTTTAGTATAGATAGCAGATAAGATTGGTTCATAAAGTTTTTGTCTAGCATAAACCTTAATAAGGAATCTAGAATTACTCATAGTAAGATGAGTAGCTGTAGATTCTTGATATCTGCTGTTTACCATTTCCAGAGAAACACCTGTTTGGTTTACAGCCATTTCTTCTAGCATATTCATAAACTCTGTTTTAACTTCTACGTTTTGACCAGGCATAATTTCAAAGCTTACAGGAGATTCGCCGTTAGCATTTTGAGGGATTACCAAGTCATTAAATCTACCAGTAACGTTCATGATATTATTCATATTTTCAATCTGACGTAGATTGAAGTTAGAACGTTTGATTTGGTTAATTACATTAAGAAGTACTGATGTGATATTTGTATCGATTGTTTGTTTTACATGATACAAACGTTTATCATAACCACGAGTTAATAGTGCAATTGTATTAGAGATATATAAGCAAGTATATAACTTAGCTGGGAATAAAGATTTAACAATATCAGATACTCCACGATGTGTCTTCTTATTCAATTCGAAGTAAGAATGAATAATATCAGATGGTGGGATAAAGCTAATACGAAGTTTAGTAGTCTTACCATTATTATCAGCATTATATTTCAATACTGTATAAATCTCTTTAGCCAAATCTTGGTTAGCATTGACAAATTTCTTATCAATTCTTTGAGAGATCTTTCTGGCAATCTTCATAAGAACTTCGTTATCTTGAGTAGAAGTACCACCATTTGCTTCATTCTCTCTAGCAGTTCTTCTAGGTCTCATACCACCTAATGTAGAAGTAAATGTCATTTGTTCTTCTGCATTACCACCATTAGGATCATTCATTTCTATATAGTAATATCCTAAGCAAGTATTATTAATATAGATAGGTTTTACTCTATCATGTTCTAATATCTCAAATACTGCACCTGGTAATTCTAATTGTTCACCAGAATTAGCAGCTTTTGTAGGTTCGTTTAAATCTTTTAAACCATCATCTGCAAGATTAGTAGGTCCTTGTAGAGTACCACCTTGAGCAGCTTTCTTTAATTTTTTATTAATATTTTTAAAATAAAGAGAGTTGGAAAGGTAAGCATTGCGTGCAGAACCAAGCGACTCCTCACCAAATAGAACGGCTGTTTCATCGAAAATACGTCTTAAACCATTTTCTTTTACGATGATACCAGGAATGACTCCTGTTTTGTTTATCTCAATATCTAGATTAGAATACTCTATATTGTTATTATTTAAACCATCAATAGCTTTACTAGATAAAGTTTCTTCATTTAGATTATAAACACTCTTAGCACCAAAGGAATTTAACTTATCTTCATCAGTAGTAGAATAAGCAAAACTCAAGGTCTCATTAATAGATTGAAGACCTTGATTTACAGAATCTTCTGTAAGGATACCTTCTTCAGATAATAAAGATGCACCATCTGTTCTAGCCATTAATTTATCAAGAGCTTTTTTATAAGGAACAATATAAACAAATTGTTCACCATATTTAGCAGTCTTAGAATATAATTCATTTCTAAAAGCTTCTAAGTCATATTTTCTAGCAAATAATTCTAAGTCTGATCCATCAGCTTCTGACTTATTATCACTATTTGTTTTATCTGTTGCACCACTTACATTTTCAATATTAATACGGACAGCATCATCATTGAAATGGTCTGCAGACAATACATTGTCTTTCTTAATATCTAATGCCTCATCTAATTTAGGCATATATTTACAAACGGTATCTATCTCTCTATCTAAATCTCTAACAAGAGCATTCTGAGAGTAGATATCCATTATATCTGCTAATACTGTTTCATCTTCTAATGCAGATCTAATTTCATTAAGTTGATCTTTGTCATTTCTAGCAAGAGTTCTAGCATAAAGATCAGCCATATTAGTCCCACCATTATGGGACTTAGCTTTATCGATGAGACTTTCTAAGTCATCATCCATTCTACGTTTTACAGTGTCAATATATTTACTATTATCATTATTAGTAAAATATGTGCTTTTATATAAGTCATCGATGTTAGCTTGGATACTGCCTGCAATCTTTTTATTCACATCCATGCTTACGATAGGTAACTCATCGGGTTTCGGATTACGTCTTCCTTTTTTGTTATCATCAGCCAATGATTTGTACCTCCTAAAAATCAAATGTCAATTTTAGCAATAATTACCTTAATGTACCAGGGATACTATTTAATCACTTTGGCATAAAGAACCTCTATACCGCCGAAACGGTATAGAGGGATAGATTGTGAGTTATTAATCTTAGATTGTAGATTTAAGGTTAACAATGCTATCATATGTTGGGGAATCTGCCACAGTAGCGTCAGAGGAACCAGCATATACTTCAACAGCTGCTTCAGGATGCAAGGATTTGTTAAGGATATTGTATCCGAATTCCATTTCATCGAAGCAAGTGTGTTTGTTAATGAAATCCAAGAATTCCACTGCACGTTGGTTAACAATTCGACCAGGAATTGGGAAACCATTGAATTGCAATGCAATTTCAGAGAAGTTGATTTCACCACGAGTTACGTTGTAAATAGAAGTATTAGCAACGTTTGGTTGGCAAGAAGCAAGGATGTATGCTTTTT